AATTGGTGTAGACACTAATGAAGTAGAGTACTCGAATTTAATAGGAGAACCATTCTTGTCAATTAAGTTGTATCCTTCTATATAATTACCATACATTAATCTATTGCCCATAATTGTTTGAGCCTTTGCTAATAATGGCACGTTGTCGTACAGTCTTAGTAGCTCAGCCTCTGTTAGTATGGTAAATATTTTACTGTTAGTAAATGTGTATTGGTACTCTGTGTTATTGGCAAGACCTAAATTAGCTTTGTCAAGCTTCTCAATTACTTTGATAATGTTACCATCTGCTTTCTTAAATAATAAGTCAACAGCTACCACAAGCGAACTCCCTGAGTTGTATGTAATCGTTGCAGAATTGCAAAAATTCGTCATACCCTCATTCAAAAAACTCTCAACGCTAAAGCTAAAAGGATTAGGCACAAATGCAGGAGCAGACCACTGAGAGGTAGCACTGTACTCTCCATCAATGTATCTGTATCTATAAGCAAAACTAATAAACCGTGTATTTAAATAATTCTCTTGACCATTAGTAACAATAGGTTGAACGCCCGGAGACTCAACAGGAGGTTTTTTAATTACAAGTAAAGACTCCGCACTTACTACGTCAATATTAGCAACAGGATTTGGATAGTTGCGTTTAATGTTTAAACATCTTGGCTGATTGTAATCGTCTGTAAAGAAAAATAAATCATTTAATATGTCTATCCCTGTAACTAAATAGCTTGGATTAAAGTTTAATGTGGTATCAATACCACCACCATTGTCAATGCTTATTACATGGTATGTTAATATGTTTGTTAATACATTAAATGAAACAATCATATCAAGTTTACCCGTTGCTCCAACTGTAAAATTGGGGTCGTGGATAAGCCAATACAATGTCTCTGTTGCACTATCTTGAAGTGCACCAATACATCTTGCTTCTATACTTAATGGAGTTCCATCAATATACGACAATGATGTAAGTGGAAGATTTCCTTTTGTATTTTCAATGACACCAACTTCAGAATTTTCAGTTGACCCCATCCTTATGTTCATGGCATCTACATACTCCCCATCAGGAATCAGTCGTTCATCAACGACCTTATTCATTTTTCCTGCTATAAAATTCCTTGTCAAGTTTGCCATTTTACTTTATTTGCTTGTCCATACCTCTCATATTCATTAAGAGTCTGCCCGGATGAATATTGCTTATTCTAATTTTAGCATTGCCAAGTAATGCTCTTCTTTTCTTACGAGCACGAGCAACTACATATTCCTGAACACCAAGTTTAGAACTTAGTATCTCGTACTCAATAGCTGCATAAATGTATGACTCAAATAATTTATTGACAGTAATCAATGAGTTGTCTCCACTTTCCATACCGTCAGATACATACTCAAGAATACATTGCTCTCCTGACATTGAGGAGTCAAAGTTTATAACTCCACCCTTACGGTCAATATTAAAAGTAGGATTGAAGTTAGCTGTCTCTGTATTTAAACCGTAAGCCGCCCCAATGTTGTAGTCAAAACACCACATCCCATCATAGTTCCATCCTTCTTGACCATTCAATGGGCTACCTTGGTTAAGGTAAATACTTTTCTTTTGTTTTGTTAACCTGTCATAGTCAATCTCAGAGTACTGAGGAGACAATGCATTTCCATCTTGGTCAAATAATATACGACCTGTATTGTCTTGAAGATATGCTTTAGATGAAAGCGTTTGAATATTCTCAGACAATGGACGTAACCAACCATCTTTGTACATTGATATACGAACCCAATTGACATAGTCAGCAGGTAGTATGAACCTCAACATGTCAGGAACCGTAAGCTCTAATACTTTAATTTCTTTGAAAGCATCATAGTTCAGTTCTTGTATAGCACGCTTAGCGTGAAACAATACTTTATAACGCTCCTCATTGTTAACCAATGAGTGATTTCCTGAATACATTAACAAGAAGTTATTGACAATATCTTGTAAACTTACATATTGGTATGAACCCCAATTTTTATCTTCGGGTACAATTCCTCCATTCTCGTAATATTCATATTGTGATATATATGCCATATCTGAAATTTTTATTGTGGTCTAAATGTAGGGTCTTGTTGTTGTTCTTGAGCCATACCAAACTGAACAACTTCAGTCTCACGAATACTAATGCCACAGTACTGAAGTATTTTTGTAACTAACTTGTACTCTTCTTCTATAGGAACCTCAAAATCTTGATAGTCAGATTGTGATTGGTCAAAGATTGGCTCCCCACCGCTTAGAGTTATATACGTCCACTTTGGTGCTTTAGGATACCTAAAGTATGTTGCTTGCACTTGACCTTTATTACTTATAGAAGTAGGAAAGAAAGTTAGCACAGTGCCTTGTAATGAGTAAATAGGAAACTCTATAGTTGGATTAGTAAGGTTTGAATTTAATAGTAATGTGGTTTTTGAATTGATAACCTTTTCTGACTCAACAATAGTTGATGAAGAAAATATTCCATAACCATTGCCTGCCACTAAAAATATATTTGAATCCAATAACAGAACAGTATTACTAACAACAGATACCACAATTGACGTAACATTTGTTGTTAAGTTTGTTACAACATCTCCCGGAACTATACCATCAGACAAAAATGAAGCAGTACTATCAACCAACTGACCACTAACAACAGCAGTGCTCGTACCTATCTTTATTGTTACAGGCTTGCATTTAATATCTAAAAGCATATAAGCAGAATATCCTGTTGTTGTTGCACTTGGCATTGAGAATGTATTCCCTGAAATTTTTGATAAGTAGTCTGTTCTTAGAAATGATTCTAAAGTCTCTGCGATTGGTTGCTCCATGTCAGCATAGTCTGTTCCTGATGAACGAACATTCTCAGCATTTATAACCTTGTTATAGTTGCTAAAGTAGTCCTCATATATTTCCATCTGAGAGTTTGTTGCAAACAGATTGAAATCAGAAGGAGAGATATATCCATAGTTATTCTTGTTTAGAATGGATAATACTGCATTTCTTACTGAGTTTATCATTTGGTCTTTTTTACAAATATACATAAAAAAAAAGAGGGTACAACAAGTACCCCCTCTTCACTATAGACAGAAAAAACAAGCCTTTATTGCCCCAAAGTTGACTCTAGCATTTTCAAAGAATCTATGCCTTCATCGCTCTGCAGGAAGTGTGCTACCGTATCGAAATGGTCTTCTCCAAATGGAACAGATAGCATTTTCTTTTTGTTTGTTGCAGTATTAAACCATACTTCTTTGTCACCGTTTCTCAGCATCAATAGCTTGTTCTCAAAGAACAAACGAACTTTAGCTTGGAACTTTAACTCAGGGTCATTAAGGATGTTCAAGAACTCCTTAGGGTCTCTCTTAGCAAACACCAAGATGTCACGTCTTAACTCTGCTGTTGACACAGTAGACGGGTCTTTACCAAACATTACTCTTGTAAGAGTTTCGATTTGGTCAAGTGTTAATTGACGAGCTTCAACCAAGGCTTCTATCTCTAGGTTTAAATCTTCAACTTCTTCTACCGCATCTTTTTCTTTATCTACTTCAGTAAATATCAAGCCATTCAATGGATGGTAATATAAAAATAATTGTAATACGGGATTGTTTTTTGGAACTCTTAAGAAGCCATCTTCAAAAATGATTGGCTCTATAATTGCGTTTCCATCTTGCTCGTCCTCGAATGGAGACTTCTGATTTGTAGAATATCTCAGAGCACGATTAACATTGTTTACCTCATCATACCACATAAGTGGGAAACGAGGATGATTTCTTGACGCTAACGTATAAGATAGCGGATTTCCTATTTTTAACTTGTAGACCTTGTCTACAGATAATACACTTTTTGCCATTATATATTTAATTAAATTTAATTTGATTTAAAAAAGGAGAGTGTCTTTAAAGACACTCCCCGATTAATTGCATTTATCACCCGTAACGGAACAACACGAAGTTGTTTGCACCCAAGGTACATACACAACGCTCAGAAAGGAAGTTAACCTCCATTGCATCTAAGTCGCTAGTAGCAGCACCACCGGCAGAACCTGTAATCCAAGTTTTGTATCTGCGGTCCTCAGCTTCAGAAGCTCTGTAACGAACGTGCAAGAAAGGACGCTTAGCGTTCTTACCCATGATTTGGTCGTAAACAGAAGTAGAACCTGCAGGAACCATCAAACCTGTGATAGTACCGGTTGCAGTTGCAGCAGTAGTATTTAAACCACCACGCATTGTTGGGTCGTTAAGGTATTTCCAATCAGACTTGTAGAAGTCATAGCCTCTACGGAAACCTGTGAAACCTAAGTTTAACGCCATGTCAACATCGTTGTCGAAAAGACCGAATGAAGCTGATTGAGCAACGCCACCTGAAGTATAACCGTTCAATGTAGCTAGCATGTTGTCAATGTCGAAACTCAATCCTCTGTTAACAAAGATTACGTTCTCTTCGATAGCACCTTGCTTATCTAAACGAGAAACGATAGAATCCCAATCAGACAAAGAAGTTGGCGTACCACCACCCCATACGTTACCACGTTGGTTAACTACATAGAAAATACCTTCAGAACCGATGTAACCTGCAGTTGCAGCACCTGAAGAAGATGCAGCCGGAACAGCCTCAATCATTGAAGTCTCTAAGTAATCTTCAAAACGTAAACGAGTCTCGTGCTCAGACTTTAAATACCAAAGGTATCCTGTAGCACCATTCTCAGTTGTTACTTCTACCCATCCAATCTGAGCCATGTCAGAACCGTTAACCGCATACTTATCTTTGATGATAATTGGGTTGTTAGAGTAGATGTCATCCTCAGATTCCAAAGAACCAACCATTCCGTTAGTACCTTTCTTGAACTCAGAACCGTAAATGAATACAGTACATTGAGTAGAAACTGCGAAAGATTGACCTGCAGTCTCATAGAAAGCTACTGTGAAAGTAGTTGCTGATGGAACTGCTGTTACGATACCCTTGTTGTAAACGCCTGAAGCGTTGTTTTGAATCATCAAAGTTTGTCCAACACGGATAGCGATGTAAGTCACACCTGAATCAGCTACAGTAAAAGTTGCGGTTGCCGCCCCTGCTGCTGCTGCTGAAGTACAGTTGGTGTACTTAATGTGTAAACGTCCTTGTTCTGCCCATTTGATTTGGTCAGAGTTTGACGGCATCTCTGCTCCTACCATTCGTAAGAAAGACGCGATTGTACGATTACCATAACGCTCAAATTCCTTCTCATAAGTATCAGGAAGATACTGATTTAAGAAATTGAAGTTGGTAATGTAGTTTGTTTGCAAAGCCACCTGCTCAGCCGAAGGCTGTAATTGGTAGGTTGGATTGCTTAAAAGTGCATTTGCCATTTTGTTTAAGTTTTAAATTTTTATACTCGTTTGATACTACGGATTCTCAAGTTCCTTCCGGAATCAGGATTTACCGCCTTTACTTGCATCCCATCAGTAGTCTTACCAATTTCAGGAACCCTACGCTCAGACATATTGATGTTTTTAATCTTTCGAGTAACATCATCTGTAGCGTCAGACATCCCTTGTTCGTAAAAGAACTTTGCAAATTTTTCGGGATTCATTGCTATTGACAATGACCTGTGATAGCCTGTTGCGTCTTTCATTAAACCTTGCTCATCCAAAAACCTATTAATAAAGTTTTGTGGAGTCGATTGGTTCTTTTTCAACTCACTAGCATCTCCCGGAGCAAACGTGAACTTCTTGTCATTAACGCTGAACTCAAAACCTTTGAACTCATTACTAAAGACATCGTCCGTCTTTTGGTCAAACCATTGACGCTTACGAGTGTTCTCCTCTTCTATAGTCTTTGCCTGTTGCGTATATTGCTTATAGCTTTCATATACTTCTTTATCTTCATCGGAAACAAATGCCGTCCTTGACTCAAGTGGCACTTTGTATGATTCCTTTTGAGAATTGAAGTATTTCTTGGCTTCAGCAAGAACTTTCTTTTTAGCGATTTTTATTTTTTTAATAGAAGACTCATCATCTAAGTCCTCATCAAAACTATAGTCATCCATTAATGACTCTATATCATCGCTATCAAGTCCCTCCTGCGTAGCAGAAAGGTATTCTTTTAGAAGTTGATTAGGGTCCATGGTGTCAAAGTCTTTCTTCAACTGAATAAAGTCCTCAAACCCACGCCCTGTATCCTTCTTGTATTTCATGTAAGCAGCAACATCTTCAGGTAATGGCTCAGCATCTTGTCGCTCAGCCACTAAATCATCTAAAGAGTTAATCTGCTTATTGTATCTCTTACCAATATATGAAAGAACGTCTTCGTCTTTTAATTCGACTTGTGTTATAACAGCACCTGCTCCTGAGTCATCTGTTGCACCGGCATCATCTGATGCTCCTGCATCATCTCCATTGTCGCCACCTTGATTCATCTCTTGCTCGTGCTTATCAAGCAATTCTTGTTCGACTTGTTGTACACTTTTTTGTTCAACTCCGTCTAATGCTCTTACTTTATATTCCATTTGATTTGATTTTATTTATACAAAATTAGATAAAAATTTCGACATTCTATCGAGGTTCAAATTCAGCTAAATCAAAGCCATCTAAGCTGTCCTCGTTAGATTCAAAGCTCATAGGTGGTAAGTTGTTCTTTCTTTGATTAATTAGTTTAGATTGCTCGGTGTTTTGTTGACTAATTCTTTTTGACTTAGCGTCTTCTTTCATTTGCTCTCTTTGGTCTAGGTTGTTAACATCCATACCACGCAACTGCAAATTGTAATCAAACTCTTCACGCATCAATTGAGACTTAAGTCTAGCTTCTTGCTCAGACCTTTGAATATCAAATGCTACTTCTGCTTGCTTGATTTGCATCTTAGCTCTTGTCTCTAGCTCAATTGTTTGCATAGCTACCTGAGCTGCCATCTCTTGAGACTTTAATTGTTGTTGAGACAACATTGCTTGCTTCTGCATTGCCATTCTCTCTTGACGTTCTTGAGTCTTAATACGCTTCATCTTTAGCAATTGG